GCAACAGTATTTTGATGATTAATTTATTAACCCGGCCCATTAGGGCCAGCAACTAAGCAGGAGAATATTATGGCTTGGCGTGAAGATGCACATATTGAAAAAATGCGTACTGGTGAAAAAGGTATTAAAGGTGGTGTCCAAAAGTTTACAGCAAGCGGCACATTGGGCAGGCATCAATCAGGAGTTGATTTAGATCATGCTTCTGTTGCGGTAGATGTTGTTATTGATGATGCGGCCAAGCAGCAAGGCTTATTCCTCATTACAAATAACAGTTCAGGCGGCACTGCCTCCCACACTGTTACGCTAACAAATGGCACCTTTAACAACACTGGCAATAATAAAGCCACATTAAATGCACCAGCAGAAGCATTGCTCGTGTATTTTGATGGCAATGGTGGTGGCCAGGTGATTCTTAACGTTGGTACTGTTGCATTGTCAACTGTGTAATCAATGAGAAAACCCAGTAAAAAAGTTTTAATGGCACTCTGCAATCTTGATAATAATGCGGATTTTCGCGTTATTAAAGAGTGGTTCTTAGAGTCGGCATCAGATCAGGATACGGTTTTGCGCTCTTCGGAATCCGCACCTATCCTGTATCGTGCCCAGGGTGCTGTAAAGGAGCTTTTGGAATTCTGTGATATTTCAACAGATACAAAAGAAAAGGCCGGGGAACAGGCAAAGAAAAACGCAGGAATACGCAATATTGCGTAAAAGTCCATCAATCTGATGGCATAACATTAACTAACTGACTCCCGTTAAATACGGCTCAAGATTGTTACGGACTCCCGTAATGGCATTTATTCTCATGCGCGTGAGATTTATGCCATACGGCTCTAAAGCAGTTAAGACTCCCGGATAACACGGCTCGGAGAAAATTATGAGTAACGAAGCAGCACAAACAAAATTACCTTCACAGGTAGAAAAAATTGGCAAAGATGCAGAAGCACTTGCCATAGAGACAGGAATCAAACCAGGAAGCAAGCCGTTAAAACCTGTAGAAACATCATCTGCACACATTAACGAACCTGCCAAGGTCGATCCGAGTGATTATAAAACACGGTATAGCAATTACAAGGCAACTACTGATGTAACTATTGCAGGGCTAAGACAAGAACTGGCTGCGACAAACGCCACTATTAACGAGCTCCGTAACCAGGTTGCACAAAAACAGGAAGTTGTTGCGTCAACTACTACCGCTGTAAAAGAAGAATCACTTGCCGGCACAAGGAAAGATCCTGCTTATTTAGCATATCTTGACAAATTACCAGAAAGCATCAAAACAGAGTACGCGGAAGATTGGCTTTTTGATCAGTTCATTATTCAGACTACTGCCGGTGGCGGCGGTGGTCAATCCGAAGATCTAGCAGCATTAAACAGCAAAATTGATAATGTTGTTCAGTTTCAGGAAAAAACAAAATATGAACTGTATGAAGAAGCAATGGATTCAGCTTTTCCTAATGACGAATGGATTAAAGATCCACGTGATAAACAATGGAATGATTTTTGTGGTCAACGGGTTAGCGCGGTGGACTCACGCACATATGGTCAACTTGTCAAAGAAGGCAGTCAATCACACACTGCTTCAACTGTTATCTGGGTGCTTAATCAGTATAAACAGCACCTATCCACGCTCGGGGCAGGCGATTCAGTCGGTGACGATGCAGCAACAATATTGGAATCTCAATTAACACCAGATGAAGCAGGTGGAGGCAGTGATCCTGTTATAGAGATCAACGCCCAATCTGAAACGTTTAAACAGTCTGATGTTGATAAGTTCTTTGTTGAGGCAGCAACTACCAAGAAATATACAGCTGAAGAAGCTAAGGCCATCGAGATAAAAATAATAGCGGCACATGCTGCAGGCAAAATACTTCCAGGATAATCAGTCATGTTAGTGACCTTTTTCGCGGAATGTCTGCATTTTAAGCCGTAAAACCATGAGGTATTACAAATGGCTTTACCAGTAGCAAGCGGACATCCGCAACTTTCGGGTATTACAATCCCGAACGCAATATGGTCTGGCAAATTGCTCGTTAAGTTTTACGAAGCAACCGTGTTAGGCGAAATTGCAAACACCGAGTACGAAGGTGAAATTGCGTCTCAAGGCGATAAAGTTATTATTCGCACCACTCCAACAATCACTATTCGTGATTACAGCAAGGGTGGTACGTTGCAAACTGAGCGTCCTGAACCAGAAACCAAAGAACTCACAATTGACAAAGGCAAATATTGGCAGTTGGTTGCTGATGATGTTGATAAGTTCCAATCGGATTACAACTACATCGACGACTGGACACGTGATGCGTCTGAACAGCTGAAAATCACTATTGATTCTCAGGTGCTTGGCACAATTTACGCTGATGCTGATGCCAGTAACTCGGGCAATACTGCTGGTGTGATTTCCAGTGGTTATGATCTGGGCAGTTCGGGCACACCTTTCGTCCTTGATAAGACCAATATCCTTGATTACATTATTAATCTTGGCTCGGTCCTGGATGAACAGAATGTTCCCGAAAGTGATCGCTGGGTTGTCTTGCCAGTATGGGCATGCGGCATGGTAAAACAGTCTGACCTTAAAGACGCAAGTCTGGCTGGTGATTCTGTTTCCATCATGCGCAATGGTCGTCTTGGCATGATTGATCGCTTTATGATTTATCGTTCAAACTTGCTTGATGTGACCAGTGGAAACACTAACATCATCGCTGGCCATAAGTCTGGCCTGACTTTCGCATCACAAATGCTGAATAGTGAAACGCTTCGTGCGGAATCTACTTTTGGCACCCTGGTGCGTGGTCTGCAAGTTTACGGTTACTCTGTCATTAAGCCAGAAGCAATCGTTCACGGTGTGGTTAAAAAGTAACTGACAAGTTACATAGCTGAATATGGGCGGCTTTAACAGGCCGTCCACGTTCATTCATTTAATTTAGAACGAGGTTTTAAGTATGACTGATCTAACAGCAGGCGTAGGAAGCTCTCCTGTCGCTAAAGGTGCTGCAGTCGCTCACTTTGAAAAGATCGTGGATTGTTCGGCAGTTAATCTTGCCGCAGCTGCTCATGAGCTTTTTGATGTTCCAGCTGGCTTTTTGCACCAAACAACGGTTGTCTATCCATTGACAGCTGAAGGTGGTACCGCAACGATTGATATTGGCATTACTGGTGGTGATGTTGATTCATTAATTGATGGCGCTAATGTTAACCAGGTGACGACACCGCATGTATCAGGTGATGCAACCACAGCAGAAGTCAAATCTATGCTTGGTGCTGAGGCTGGTTATGTAACGCTGGATGATGTAACTTTCAGCCTGTTAGCCAACAATATCCTTGATGCAGCGGTTTTCCGTGTTGTATCAATCTGGATTGATATGCGAGCTGTGCTTAACGATCCTGCGTAAGTAGGACTTTAAGCAACTAAAAGCCGTCCAGGTTTATCTTGGACGGTTTTTTATTAACCGGGGGAACAATGAAAAACCAAACACATTTGAAATCAATTAAGAATGGTCGAGTATTTTTATTTTCAAAAACACTAGCCACTCGTGATGATATGGTGCCGTGCAATGCTAAAGGTGAGATTGCCTCTGGTCATATTGCTGATGCTGAATCAATTGATGCAACACAAAGCCGAAGAGAAACAAAATTCTTAGGTAATGTGAAAAACGGCGTACTTTATCCATATACAAAATTCTTGGCTGAACGTGATGATATGGTGTCGATTGATACACCAGAGCAATGGGAAGAAATGCGTAAGACTGGTGAAGCACCAGCATTAGCGCCAGATACCGTTGCGCCTGCTTTACAACGTGAACCAAAAGAGCCGGCAAAAACAAAAACACTTAATTATGACAATATGCTTCCTGATATTAAAGGCATGGGCGCCAGGGAAGCTAAAACAATTTTATCAAACTGGGCAAAAGAAAAGTTTGATATTGTTCTTGATCGTCGTCCAGCATTGGCAGAAGTTATTGCTGAGTGTAACAATCTGGCAAAAACCGGTATAAACAAGGCATCAGGTCAATAAACGATGGGAATATTGCTCGCAAGCGCATTAATCGCTCAGATTTCTGAGATCGTCCAGGATGAAAGTAATGTTGTCTGGACAGAATCACAGTGCCTTGGTTGGTTAAATGATGCGCAGCGAGCAATTGCTTCTGTCAGGCCCGATTCTTCAATAGTAAATCATTCGGTAATACTCGTTCCCGGGACAAAGCAAAGCATTACCGGGCTTCGATTAATGTCAGTTGTTCGCAATATGGGCCTTGATGGACTAACACCAGGTAAAGCTATTCGACTGGTGGAGCGCGGGATTAAAGATGATTTTAGTCCTGATTGGCATACTGAAACGGCTGAAACAGTAATTAAAGAATGGATTTTTGATGCCCGGTTACCAAAAGAATATTATGTTTCGCCACCAGTGCATGCCTCTACCATTGTTCAAGTTGAATTATCTGAGTCTGTAAACCCTGCTGAGATATCAACAACTGGTGATACAATTACCCTTGATGATGTTTATTCACCAGCAATGCTTGAATGGTGCATATATCGTTGTCTGGCACGTGAGGCCGAAGAAACGCCTAATATTCAACGTTCTGCTATGCACTTTCAGCAATTCTTTTCCATGCTTGGCGCTAAATTAAATCCGGACATGGCAATAAATCCGAAAGTTAAAGCGCATCTTTCGTAATGACTGGCATTAATCCAACAATTGGCGCTAATGATGGTGAGATTAATCCTGCTAGTCTTATTCAAGTATGGGGGTGGAGCTCAACTGAAGCAATTGGATGGAGTGATAGCACTGGTATGAGTTTATTCACTTATATTCCTTCTGTAACTGGCAGCATTAATGAAACAGCGAATGGAAGTGCTGGGAGTATAAACCCAACATGACGACAACAGTAGCAACAGAAGTTATCTCAGTTAAAGAAAAGGAAAACCTTAGTTATATTGTCCAGGCAAATGCGCTAATACCTATTGTTAATAATGACGGTAGTCTTGCTTATAGTGTTAACCCTCAGCAATTAGTTAAGGCTGCATCGACGTTTAATGTTGCTGATAAAGCAGAAGCTCTAACACATGAGCCTATTGCCGGTCAGACTATGTATATCCGTAGTGCAGATGGTCGCGGGAATATATGGCAGGCTGT